ATGCCAATCAATGTCAACTTTTTCAACTACTGTCAAACTCAATCTTCATCAACTGGTGTGGAGCCATCAAAGGGTGAAGTACTAGCGCCAATGTTCGTTCAGGACTATTATATGTCCTCAGAATATTCAGGACTGATTCGTGATACATTTCGACAATGCCGTATTATGAGTATTCCAATTCTAACAGCTTTTGTCCCTGTGGCAGAAGAGGAGTATGAACAAATGGTTTGGTGGTATAACAACTCAGTCAATGATTATCTCAAGGATTTTCGTAAACCTAAAAAGAATACTTTAGAGGTCTCCTCCTGGGAAGCCTTCACTGAAAAGCAGGATTTAGCAATTGCTGATGAAGGTATTGAACTATATCTAGTAATGGATCAACTGGACTTCTTGAAAGCTAAACTCGCAGCAACCAATTTCCAAGCACCAGAAATTTTAGATATGCTTTTTGAAGGTTATGAGAATAAAGAAATCTTCGAGTACCTAGGTGTTAAGAAATCTGCAGGCTATAAGAAAGTCAATAATGCCCAGAAAGAAGGGCTGAAACTTTACAAAGAACTCAACAAATAAAACCAAATCGCCATCTCAACTGAGGTGGCGATTTTTTGTCAGTCTTTTTGATAGAAGAGACACTCGTATCCATCAGCTCTGAGGTTAATATCAGGCATCCAGTATGGTGCTTTTCCCATCAAAGTTGCGATTTGCTCAAGATTTTGGCTCTGGTCACACTCAATGATGATTTCATCATGCACATGTCCTACAATTCTGAAGTCTTTCAGTTGTTTCATAGAGTAAGCGAGTATGTCTCGACTTATAGCTTGAATAATATTCTCGACAAATTTTGGACCATAGCTTTCAAGTCTCTCCCAACGTTTAGCAGTTCCTGTACCTTCGTAGGTGACGGACTCTCCACCAAATTGGTTTTCTCCCATTTTAGGTTTGACATAGGCGAGTTTGCGTCCAGAAGGAAGAGTAATAAATAACATCCCTTTTCTTACTTTGAATTGAATACCATGGGTTTCAGTTTGCTTTTGGTACTTTACTGCAGTCTTTACAGCTTTATCAACATCCCACCAAAAGAGTACGATGTTTGGGTTGGCTTGTCTCCACGAGTCCACAAGAGGCTGCAGCTCCTGTTCATCAAGCCCCATGTCAATAGCCCCCATGGCTTTAAGTGCCCCGACTGCTCCGCCATAGCCACAGGCCAACTCTGCAATTTTCCCTTTCTGACGCAAGTCTGCGTTATGTCCATGTTTCTCAACAGGCACTCCAAACATCTGGCTAGCTGACATACAGTAGATGTCCTTGCCTTGTTCAAAGACCATGCTTCGCCATTTTTCGCCAGCTAGGTGAGATAATACTCGCGCTTCTATGGCAGAAAAGTCACAGACGATAAACTTTTTCCCATCACTAGGTACAAAAGCAGTACGGATGAGTTGAGATAGGGTATCTTGCGTACCATAGAGGAGATCAGTTGCCTCTAAGTCACCAGTTTTGAAGAGGTCTCTAGCCTCTTTAAGGTCAGGAAGATGGTTCTGTGGGAGGTTCTGAAGTTGTACCAATCGCCCAGCCCAACGACCCGTTCGATTTGCTCCGTAGAATTGGAACATCCCTCTAGCTCGACCGTCCAAACAAACACAGTTCACCATAGCTTGGTATTTAGAAACGCTAGATTTAGCCGCCTGTTGTCTTAACTTTAGGACTTTAGTTGTCTTTGCATCGACTACCTTTAATAGCTCTTTGACAGCTTTCTTATCAAGAGAATTAGTCGTTACTCCGTGTTCTCGTAGCCAGCCAATCATTTGAAGAACAGAGTTGGGATTTTCAAGCCCAGTAAGTTCTTTAAGTTCCTCTTGAATTTTAGATTTGCTTTCCTCGTCAATGGTAATAGCTGCTTTGACAAAGTCTACATCAATACCAATCCCACGATCATTGATATTTTGGTCTTGATGATACTCTTCCCAAAGAAAGTCAGGAACAGGGTGGTTACGGAGTTTATCTTTGATGGCTAACTCAACCTCAACGTCACGCTTGTTGTAGTTGATAAAGGCTGCCCACTTATCAGGTGCGTGATGAGGGAAGTTTCGTTTTCGTCCACCATTAATTTTGGTAGGTTTGCAGGGCAGGCAGAAGTAACGAATCAAATCCCCGCCTTCTTTTAACTTCTGTTCTTTGAGTTTTAGAACTGTTCCGACTCCTTCAAGGGAGAGTGGAAGTCCAAGATATGCTGACCAAACCATGCTACAACGCCATGAGTTTGGAGACAGAAAGCCCTCGGACAATAATTTTGGATGATGTTTCTTTAGCCAGTTAGACAGACAGATGCGTTCAAATGAGGCATTAAAAGCCCACTTAATAATGGAGTCATTCACCAATGCATGTAGGATTTGATCAGGAAGATTTTCTTTAGTTAGGTCATAAACTGTTACTGGACCATTGTCAACAGAGACTGCTAAGAGAAGGATTTCAAAAGAATCATCTTCTGCGTAGCTATAAACACCAGACTTTCTCAAATCTACCTCACAGTAGGTCTCTAAGTCGATGGATAGTTCTTTTATTAGCATAGCTTGTCCTTTCATAAAAAGGTGGCAGGAGTGGCTGCCACCGGAGGTGTTATCGGCTACGATGTAGCGGTGTTGTGTTGTTGCTATGATGTTTCTTTTCAGCCTTACGTTCTTTTTCACGACGAATATCATCACGGATGGTCATGTAGTTGAGGTACAGACCAAAGAATAGGTAAATGCCAATAAGTGAGTAAAAGAAAATTGTTTCAAACATATTTAGTCCTCCGTTCTTAGTTCAAGAAATCATCATCGTCATCAGTCGCAAAGTCGTCTTCAGCACGAGTACGTCCACCAAGTGGATCTCCATCACGGAGTTTTTGCAAGTTATTCAAACCACAGGCGATACCCTTGTTACCATTAGAGTTGAAGGCATAGAAGGAAATAGACGCACGGCCATAGATACCTGAGTAGAGTTCAGAAGTATCTATAATCTCTTGTCGATTAGCGTCCACAACCCCAGGCTTATGTGGTGAGTTGGCATTGACGAAGTAGGCATTGCGATAAGCTTCATCATCAGGACGCTCTAAGTCTCCATCACGAAGTGGAGTTTTAAGGATAGAAAGTGCTGGGACAGATTTTCCATTACCTTTGAGTTTGGACTCGCCTTCCTTGTAGGCAAGCTCAATGGCTGCTTTGATTTTATCGACAGTTTCAATATCATCCTTTGGAATGATAAGAGAGACGCTGTACTTTGGCGTGCTTCCGTTGATGGACTTAGGTTCATTGGCATTCAAGTAGCTGAAGCGTGTGTTTTTACCAGTGATTACTTTTGTAGTTTGTACTTTAGTTGTCATACGTTTAATCCTCTTTAAATTCATTAGTAGCTAGGTTCAATTCTTGACGACTGTCGTCAAGAGGAACGAGTGTTGGTTTACCGCTTGGTTTTACAATCAGACCACCAAGCAGGTTGTTAAAGGTTTTCTTGCCAAGGAGTTTAGTCATGGCAGTGATAGTTAGGAGTTTCTTTTCGTAAGGATCAAAGCCAGCATCCATCACAGCTTGACTGACGGCAGCTTCGTCTGAAAACTTACGAACTGAGCGTCCCTCTACTAATTTGTAGCCTGGAATGGAGTGTCCCTCAGTAGCTTCTTTCAAAGCATAGGCTTTGACATCGTTTGCCCATGAAACCAGTAAGTCCAGTTTAGGCAAAATCTCTGCAATATCCTCATAGTCTAGAGTAGCAGGATCCGCAAACTCCATCTTGGCGAGTGCTAAATTATCCTCCGCACGTTTGCGACAGACATTCTTAATCTTGCAGAACTGGCAGTGTTTACCAGATTTCAGTTCTCCCTCGCCTTTAAAGGCAAGTTCAGCTTTAGGTGAGAGCTGGTCTTCCGCCCATTCAAGCAGTTCAGCCTTATCCATTTCAAAGGTAGAGATATTGTTCTTCCGTGGTTGAAAGATAGTCATGGTGACATTATCAAAATCATAGATTCCATCGAACATCTCAAGAGCACCTAGGGCATAGCACATCATTTGTGGGTTGTGGTCGGCATCGACCAGAATGCCCAAACCGTGCTTGTAGTCGATCACTTGAAGAAGTCCATCTGCCACAATCAGACAGTCGCCAGTACCGAACCCTTCAGGTACCCATTTGGAGAAGTCCAAACGTTGCTCGATAAGTACTGTTGGGTCATGAGAGTAGTCTTTAGCTTTCTCGACCTGTTCCATGACGTAGTTGCGATATTCCTCGACACAATTTTGCATCTCTTCATTGTAGAAGGACAGATCCTCAGTTGGATCACGCGCCTTTCTGCCTAGTGCCTTCTCAACAAGGTAAGCACAGAGCTCGTGAGCGTCAGTTCCCTCAAGGGCAAATTCAGAAGTAACATCTGGCATGTCCTCGGTTAAGCGAACAGAAGGCGGACAGTTGAGCCAGCGATGGGATGCGGAAGCAGATAGGACAGCATGGTTAGTCATGGCCAATTCCTCCAGCTTCTTCAAGAACCGCTGCGTAGTGCTCAGTTGCTAAGGCTGATAGGGATTCTGCACCATATTTATTGAGAAGAGCACGAACTTCGTTCTTGTAGCCATCTTTGGCTTTTGTCGCAAGGACGGAACGAACGTCTTCGAGTTTGAGTTCCTTTTGTGGTTTATGTTTTGGTTCTTTTGAAGTTGTTGTAGTTTCTTCCTCAGTAGAGAGGATCTTCTTGAACTCATCTACTAAGCGAAGATAGTATTTGGCTGTGCCTTCCATTTCATTAATCAGTTCATTCAGTTGTTTCATTTTGCTCATGTTGTCTTTCCTCCGTAATTTTCCGAGCGAGTAGTTTTGAGATAACGCTGATCGCTATGAGGGTATCAGCCACATCATCATCAGGTTCGATGTATGGTTCGTTTGCCATATTGGGTCCTCCTATCTTACTAAGTAAGGTTTTGAGTGGATTTTCCACTTTGGAAGAGATTTTTTTATTTTTTATCCCTTACACCATACTAAGTAGGGTTGAGATAAATTTTTCCGCCTGATAAGAAAAAATTTGCTCATCAAAAAAAGTTTCCTGTGCATTTAATAGGAAACTTTTATTTTTTTAGAAAAAATTTTCTGTTAGTGCGGAAAATCCTGTCGGATTCTTACTTAGTAAGTTAGGAAGAGTAATTCCTAATTCAACAACGAAAGATGGAGGCATGATGCATGCAATTTACCTTATCTCATTCAGGGCAATCTGGTGTTCAAACAACAACGGTCTACCCGCACCAAGTGACAATCACGGATGAAACTAGTCTAAAACGTATTGCTCAGTACGACCATGTGGCAGGATTGTTTTCCAATAACACTCGATCGAACGCTAATTTCCTTAAGTCAGATGTATTAGTCATGGATATTGATAATGACCATACAGAAAATCCTGATGATTGGATTACAGAGGAATACCTAAAAATACTGTTTTCGGATTACCATTTTGCTTTGGTTACAAGTCGAAACCACATGGTTCAAAAAGGCAGTAAGGTAGCAAGACCTAAATTCCATATTTATTTCCAGATCAATGAAGTCAGTGATAAAGATGCCTATGCCTTTCTAAAAGAAGAGATGACGAATCGGTATAACTTCTTTGATACGAACGCCAAAGATGCAGCACGTTTCTTTTTTGGTAATCCCAATGCACAAGTTTTATGGAATGACTCATGGCTAACTATAGATGCTGATTTATTGGATTCTTCATTTGATGATGAAGAAGACTTCGATGCGGCCTTCTATACACCACCATCTGGACTAATTACTGAGGGGAGTCGTAACTCAACCATGTCTCAATTTGCGGCTAAAATTCTCAAACGCCTTGGAGTAACACAGGAAGCCCGTGATGGATTTGATGAGCAAGCTTTGAAATGTGATCCACCGCTTGATAAGACTGAACTCGATACTATCTGGGGAAGTGCCGTGCGTTTCTACAATCGAACTATTAAAGGCTCTGAAGGGTACGTGTCACCAGAAGCATTTAATCGTGGGGAGTTGAAACCTGATGATTACTCTGATATTGGGGAAGCAGGAGTCCTTGCTCGTGAATACGGAGAAAAGTTAGCTTACACGAATGCGACGGATTATCTCACCTTTACTGGTCAGTATTGGAAGGAAGATAAGCAGTTGGCTATTGGCGCAGTCCTTGAGTTTATGGATTTGCAGCTGGAAGATGCTAGCGACAAATACGAGAAAGTTATCAAAGACTTAGTTAACACTGGTGTTTCAGAAAACCTAGTTCGAGAGGGAGGAAAAGCACTAGCTAAAGTGATTGAAACACCAACCCAACAAAAGCTCTATACGACTTATCTAGCTGCCAGAACCTACTATCAATTTGTGATGAAGCGCCGTGATTATCGTTACATCACAGCAACCCATAATACCGCTAAGCCTATGCTTGCCATTGATTTATCCGAGCTTGATAAGGATGATATGGTGCTTAATACTCCTGAGGCTACTTACGACTTGCGTATTGGTTTATCGGGTTCACATGAGCATGATCCCAAAGACTACATTACGAAAATGACCACAGTATCTCCAGGCGACCAAGGCATGGGATTGTGGCAGGAAACCTTGGCTACCTTTTTCTGTAACGACCAAGAGTTGATTGACTATGTTCAAGAAATCATCGGGATGGCAGCTATTGGTAAGGTTTATCAGGAACATATGATTATTGCCTATGGTGGCGGTGCGAACGGTAAGTCGACCTTTTGGAACACGATTGCTCGTGTGCTAGGAAGCTATTCTGGGAAATTATCGGCTGATGCCTTAACCATGTCTAACAAGCGTAACGTGAGTCCTGAACTTGCAGAGCTTAAAGGTAAGCGCCTCGTGATTGCTTCTGAGATGGCCGAAGGAATGCGACTTAATACGGCTGTTGTTAAGCAGATTACCTCTACAGATGAAATCCAAGCAGAGAAGAAGTACAAGGATCCTTTTCACTTTGTACCTTCTCATACGCTGGTTCTTTACACAAATCATCTGCCTAAAGTAGGAGCGAACGATGATGGCACTTGGCGACGTCTGGTGGTCATTCCTTTTAATGCCAAAATCACAGGTCGCTCTGACATTAAAAACTTTGCGGACCATTTGTATGACCAGGCTGCACCAGCAATTATGTCGTGGATTATTGAAGGGGCAGAAAAAGCTATCAAGGCAAACTTCAAAACAAAAGTTCCTGCTGCAGTCGTAAACTCAGTCAAAGCCTACCGAGAAGCCAATGATTGGCTAGGACACTTCCTGAGTGAGTGTTGTGAGGTGGGAGATAAATTGAGAGAGAAGTCTGGTGAGTTATATAGTCGGTATCGTGCTTATTGCGTCCAAAACATGGAGTACACGCGCAACACAACAGATTTCTATGCAGCCTTAGCTCAAGCTGGATTTGAACGTAAGCGGACCAATAAAGGAAACTTCATCATGGGCCTAAAACTAGCTGATGATGGTGATGATTTCCTTGACTAAGTGACCTCCACCAAACGGCTTTGAGTTCCACACCATCAGAAAGTGGAGATTTTAGGAGTGACAGTCGTGGAAACCAAAAAGAAAAAATCTATCAAGAAATGAATACTAAAAAGTTTATGGATTGAGTTCCACGACATCTATTTCTCGATTTAGTGTAAGTCAGTGATGGTCTTTTCTATAACTATCTCTATGCAAATAAAAATACTAATAAAAAGAACATAGGGAAAGTTTAGGAAATGACCTCATTAGACCTCCACTCTTTTATCTGACGAAAGGATTTATCATGCGAGAAAAAGTTGTTGAGAGAAAGTTAGTGAGTGAAGTCAGAAACCGTGGTGGGATTTGTCCTAAGTGGGTGTCACCATCTTTTGCAGGTGTGCCAGATAGGTTGGTGTTTTTACCTAGTGGCAAGTTTGGCCTAGTGGAAGTGAAAGCCCCTGGCGAAAAGCCACGTTTGTTACAAGTCTCTAGGCACAGACTATTTGAGCGATTAGGTTTCAAGGTCCATGTGCTAGACAGAGTTGATAAGATTGGAGAAGTGCTAGATGAAATTGAAACTACATGACTATCAAGAAGTCACCAAGGACTTCATCATAAGAACTCCCTATGCAGCGGTCATCCTAGACATGGGGATGGGGAAAACAGCCACCACCCTATCAGCTATTAACGAGCTGATGTTTGACCGCTACGAAGTTTATAAAGTTTTGGTGATTGCACCCTTTCGTGTTGCCACCACAGTCTGGAGTGATGAAATTGACCAGTGGGAGGAGCTGAACCATCTCCGCTATTCCAAGATTGTGGGCACTCCCAAACAAAGACAAGCAGCCCTTGAGAAAGACGCAGACATCTATATTGTTAATCGTGAAAATCTCCCTTGGCTGGTGGAACAGTGCAGCCCCTACTTCAAGTGGGACATGGTTGTCATCGATGAATTAAGTTCATTCAAATCATGGCAGTCTAAACGTTTCAAGGCCTTCATGACTATGCGTCCTTACATGAAACGAGTAGTTGGGCTGACAGGAACTCCTTCCTCAAACGGACTCATGGACTTGTTTGCGGAGTTCAAGGTCATTGACGGTGGTGAACGGTTGGGTCGGTTCATTGGCGAATACCGTGGTCGTTATTTCCGTGAGGGTCGTAGGAATGGCAATGTCGTCTATGAATACCTCCCCATGGACTATGCGGAGTGTCAGATTTATGACAAGATTGATGACATTACCATTTCCATGAAAGCTATGGATTATCTGGACATGCCTGAGTTGATTTCGACCAAGAAAGTGGTGCGACTGACGGATAAAGAAAAGGCAAGCTACATCCAGTTCAAGAAAGACTACATCATGGCAGACCTTGAAGACACTGAAGTGACAGCTGCCAATGCGGCAAGTCTTTCAAACAAGCTGGTGCAGATGGCAAATGGTGCCGTCTACTCAGATGACCAGCAAGTAGTTAGTCTTCATGACCAGAAACTGGACGCCCTTGAAGATATTATCGAAGCTGCCAACGGTGAGCCAGTCCTGGTCGCCTATTGGTTCAAACACGACCTTAAGCGCATTGAGGAACGTTTGGCGAAACTTAAAGTTAAGGGAACAGTCCTTAAAACTGAGGAAGATATCCGTGAGTGGAATAAAGGGAATGTCTCAGTTGGTCTGCTTCATCCAGCTAGTAGCGGTCATGGACTAAATTTACAAAAGGGTGGACACCACTTGGTTTGGTTCGGTTTGACGTGGTCACTGGAACTCTACCAACAAACCAACGCACGACTTTGGCGACAAGGGCAACAGGCTGAAACTGTGGTTATCCAACACATCGTAACCGAATGCACCATTGACGAGGAGATTCTCAAAGTACTGGAAAATAAAGATGTCCAACAAGCACGGCTGCTTGAAGCCGTCAAAGCACAAGTAGGAGGAACAGATGGATAAGGTAGAATATATACTGACACATTACAATGAACTCAAATGGGAGTTGGAAATGTTAAAGTACCGTTTAAATAACTTCAAACCAGTAACGGAAAATGAGGTAATTAGTTCTTTAGTCTTTGAGCGGTCTGATGAACCTAAAGTTACCAGTACACCAACAAATCAACGGTCAGAAATGATTGCCTTAAGTTTTCGTGAGAAGATGGTTCAAGAAAACGAGGAACTCTTATCAGACCTTAGTCAACGCTATATTCGTTTGGCAAGTGACCTTGAAACGTTTGATATGGCGATACGATTTCTCAAAGGAGATCTTTCGGAATTTGCGGTGGAACTTCTCAAACCTGACTGTAACTGGGACTATTTAATGCGAGAATTTCATATCAGTCGTGGAACAGTTCATAATTGGCGTAGAAAGTTACTGGAACATATTCGACAGATTTTCGTTAAGCTGGGTCGTTCTTTGACGATTGAACTTTATATGAACTCACCTTGAACTAGGGCTGAACTTATATTGAACTACCTCTGAACTCCTTTTGTAAAAATTTGTGGTAGAATTGTAAGTGTCAAAAAAGATAAAAAATCTCCCAGTAATGACTGGATAACCTTCCACTTGTACGGTAATATACACCTACAAAAACAAGAGGAGGTCATCAAAATGACAAAACGCCAACAAGAAAAACTCAATGCCCTTTTAACAGAAATTGCCAAATAAGAACTTAGGGTTGAAACCTTAGAGACACGAAGAAGTGACAATCTTGACTTCTACGATGTTTCGGTTTGGGGAATCAAAAGGGCACTCGAGAGAGCCTACGAAGCAGGCCAACAATCAGTAAAATAAACCCAAGCCTAGCCCAAAAGGGTTGGGCTTTTTGCGTGGAGGAAAACATGATTTATACCAGTGAACAAGTTTCTAGCGGACATCCAGACAAGCTCTGTGACCAAATCTCAGATGCTATTGTGACGGAATGTCTCAAGTATGATAAGAACAGCCGTGTGGCCGTTGAAACACTTATCAAAGATAACCAAGTGGTTGTGGCAGGAGAAGTTTCAACCAGGCACTTCTTCAATCTTGAAGGCATTGTCAAAAAGGTTCTTGAACTTTACGGCATGGAGGATATCATGGTGACTAACCTCCTTGGTGTTCAAAGTCCAGACATCGCTCAAGGTGTGGATAGTGGTGGTGCAGGTGACCAAGGGATTATGTTCGGTTATGCGACCGATGAAACACCAGAGTTCTTACCACTCCCTTACGTGTTGGCGACTCGTGTTCTTGAAAAGCTAACCAACCTTGGTCATCCTGCCTTGGGTAAAGATGCCAAGGCTCAAGTCACTTACGATTATGAAAACAAATGTATCGAGACCTTCCTCGTTTCTATCCAACACGATGAGGAGGTTGACCTTGCTTCAGTCAAACGTATTGTCACCCAAGCTATGATGTCCGTTGCTCAACGCTACCGTCAGAACCTTGACTTCAAGGTATTGGTTAACCCAACCGGTCGTTTTGTTCTGGGTGGGTCTTACGCAGACGCTGGAGTAACCGGTCGTAAGATTGTGGCAGATACCTACGGTGGCTTTGCCCACCATGGAGGTGGTGCCTTCTCTGGTAAAGACCCTAGTAAGGTAGACCGCTCAGCTGCTTACATGGCACGGAAGATTGCCAAGGACTTTGTCCGTGAAGGCTATGCTAAACGTTGTGAAGTCCAGTTAGCTTATGCCATTGGAGTTGCTGAACCTGTTGGTGTTTACGTGAGCACCTTTGGAACCAGTGATTACCCAGCTGAACAGCTTGAGGGAGTAGTTCGTGAACGCTACGACCTGACCCCACAAGGGCTCATCAAGGAGTTGAACCTCTTAGATGTGGACTACACTAAGACCACTTGCCTTGGGCATTTCACCAAGTCCTACCTTCCTTGGGAGCAGTAAGATGCCACGTAGACCAAGCACACCTTGTAAGCAAAGCGGTTGTCCTAACCTTGTGAGCTATGGGAATAAGTACTGTGAAATCCACAAAGCTAACCACTCGCTTGATGCTAAGTCAACCAAAGCTAAAGGATACAACGCACGGTGGAACAAGGAACGGCTTAGATACCTGAAGCTCAACCCTTTGTGTGTTTACTGTCAAAGAGAAGGACGACTGACCAAGGCAACGGTAGTTGACCATATCACTCCCCACCGAGGTGATCAAGACCTCTTTTGGAATCAATCTAATTGGCAAGCTCTCTGTAAAACTTGTCACGATAGAAAGACCAAGACGACTGACCGATATGTGGAGTATACCTATCGGTTTTAATATTGGCGTTTCGTTCTAAAAGTATCTCTTTTTTACGCTTGGGGGGTAGGGGGGATTAAATCTCTAATCCCTTGTCCCACAAAGACCGACGCCCCCTCAAATGTGCATTTTCGCAAAATTCGTTAGGGGCATACCCAAAACAGCTAAAAAGTGCATTGAACCATTATGGTGTCAATCTTTCTAGCAGGGTAAGTATCGTTTGCTAGTGTTTGTTTTGGCCTGTTTTTGAAGGGATAAATACATGAAAAATAGAGAAATTAACCATTTTTAGTTCTTGGAGGAAAACAAATGAACGATAATCAGCGGCGAGGCATTTGGAAACTTAGGCGAGATGGATTTGGCTATGGTGCCATTGCTCAAATGTTAAACATGTCTCTTGGTTCGGTGAAGCAATATTGCCGTAGACACCCAGAGTTAAAAGGAATGGGTCAGTTTGTCAAGTATCAGCTTGATGAAGGAGAACATCCATATTGTAAGAACTGCATGAAAAAGTTACACCATGCTGTCCAAGGCAGACCTAAAAAGTTCTGCTCAAATAGGTGTCGAGCTATCTGGTGGCGAAACCATCAAAGCCAACATGATAAAACTAAAACTGCATACGATGAATTGACTTGCCAAAACTGTGGTGAGTCTTTTTTATCTTATGCCAATCCAAAAAGGAAGTTCTGCGGACACCCTTGTTACGTAGAATATCGATTTAGAAAAGGAGTAAGAAATGACAACGCAACCAACCATGGAGATTAAGGAACTCCCCTTGAGTGACTTAAAGCCAGCTTCTTATAACCCTCGAAAGAAACTGAAAAAGGGTGATAAGGAATACGAAAAGATAAAACAGAGTCTACTTAAGTTTGGCTACGTTGACCCCATCATTGTCAACGAAGATTTGACAGTCATCGGTGGTCATCAACGCTTGACAGTATTGAAAGACCTCAAGTATGAAACGGCCAAGTGCGTTATTGTTTCTCTTTCCAAGGAAGACGAAAAGGCACTGAACATTGCCCTCAATAAAATCACTGGCCAATGGGATGACCAGCTCTTGGCGGACTTGCTTTTGAACCTGCAAGAGTCTGATTTCAATCTTGACCTGACGGGGTTTGAACCGCCAGAGATTGATGATATTCTCTCCAACGTCCACGACAAGGACTTGTCTGAAGACGATTTCGATGTGGATGAGGAGCTGAAGAAACCGACGGTCGCAAGACGTGGAGACATCTGGCAACTCGGAAAACACCGAGTCATTTGTGGGGACTCGACCAAGGCAGAAACTTATGAGCAATTACTAGGAGATAAGAAAGCCAGCCTTGTTGTGACTGATCCCCCATATAATTGTGATGTTGAAAAAACTGCTGGGAAAATTCAAAACGACAATATGTCGGACGGTGACTTCTACGAGTTCCTCTATGACATGTTTACCCAAGTGGAAAACCACATGGAAATCGACGCTTCAATCTACGTTTTCCATGCGGACACCGAAGGTTTGAATTTCCGTAAGGCTTTCAAAGATGCTGGTTTCTATTTGAGTGGTTGTTGTATTTGGAAGAAGAACTCGCTGGTTCTTGGACGCAGTCCATACCAATGGCGACACGAACCCTGTCTCTTTGGTTGGAAACAAAGGGGAAAACACCAATGGTTCAGTGATCGTAAGCAGACTACTATCTGGGAGTATGACCGACCTAAGTCTAGCACTGACCACCCAACCATGAAACCCATTCAGCTCATGGCTTACCCCATCCAAAATTCTTCTATGCGAGGAACGCTTGTCCTTGATCCCTTTCTTGGTTCAGGTTCAACGATAATGGCTGCAGACCAGACAGGACGCATCTGTTACGGCATTGAGCTGGATGAAAAGTTCGTCGATGTCATTGTCAAACGTTACATGGAGTTTACTGGAAATAGCCAAGTAACTGTCATCCGAAACGGTGAGACATTGACCTATGACCAAGCAATTTCTCAAATGGAGGGACTGGTATGACTCTAACTTTTCTTGATTTCTTTGCAGGAGTAGGCGGATTTCGTCGTGGGTTAGAATTGGCAGGAATGAAATGCTTAGGCTATTGTGAGAAGGATAAGTTTGCACGAAAGTCCTATGAAGCAATGTACAATACAGAAGGAGAATGGTTTCATGACGACATCACAACGATTGACCCCACACGACTTCCAAAAGCAGATCTCTGGTGTGCGGGAAGCCCTTGTCAAAATGTGTCTATCGCAGGAAAGCGAGCCGGTCTATACGGTGAGCGAAGTGGACTCTTTTTTACATGTGTTAATCTCCTCCAGAGCCAAAAAGAAGAAGATAAACCCGAATGGGTTCTCCTTGAAAATGTTAAGGGACTTCTATCAAGTGGCGGGGGACGAGATTATCTCGACTATTTCTCTATCTTGGACCAAGCAGGGTATGACCTCGAATGGCAAGTGTTCAACTGTTCCCCAAAACCGAGAACGCATCTACACTCTCGGACATCTTAGAAGTCGAGGTGAACGACAAGTATTACCTATCAGCGGAGAAAGCGGTAGCCATCTTAAGCAACTTGTAGGTGGTATGCAGAGCTACCGTGTCTATGACCCTAGAGGCATTGCCACAACACTTGTTGGAGAGGGTGGGAGACTGGGAGCTAAGACAGGACTGTATCTAATTGATCAGTCTTTGACCGAACCAAAGCTGACGGATGAAGCACGGTGTATCACTGCTCGCTATACAGCTGGTGTAACCAAGCGGACTGCTATGAACTCAGGAGTTCTTGAAGTTCAACCTATTCTGACACCAGATAGGGTGAACAAACGTCAAAATGGCAGACGGCTCAAGGAACAGGATGAGCCGATGTTTACCTTAACTTCCCAAGACCGCCATGGTGTGATTGAAGGCATCAAGGTCAGAAATGGAACAAAGCAAGGCTACCAAATGGCAGAAGTTGGGGATTCTGTTGACCTATCTTATCCAAACTCACCAACAAGACGAGCAAGAGTTGGGAAGGGAATCGCCCACAACCTCTCTTGTGGAGGTCAAATGGGAGCAGTTGTTTGGAATGGTCGAGTCGTCAAAATCAGACGATTAACCCCACGAGAATGTTTTAGATTGCAGGGATTTTCAGATGATTTATTTGAAAAAGCTCAAGCAGTCAATTCAGATGCCAGCTCTATAAGCAAGCAGGCAATGGCGTGACGGTAACGGTGGTTTATACCATTGGAAAGGCCATTTTATCTGCTTAGACTAGTAGCTAATCACTGGATATAAGGTGAACCTTACGGTAATATGCTGTTACCGAAAGACAAAGGAGTCAAAACGATGACAAAAAATGAGCTCAACGAAATTATTGATAGCTGCTTTATTCATCTAACTGTAATGAAACAACACTATACCAAGCCGAGAAATTATTCACTAGATGTGATTGAACAAGGAAATCTTGACCAAATTAATGATTTATTGAATGACATTACAAATGGTATCGAACTTGGTGGGTTTAACGAACTGGAAGCACGCTACATTTACGAAGACACCGAAGTGTTATGGGACGAGGTATCCCAAACCTTTGTGAGCTAAGGAGAAGAAAATGAATGATAATATCCTTGAACGGTTAAGAAAAACATACCCAACTGGCACACGAGTTCGTTTAGTGTATATGGACGACCCTCGCCCAGTTCCCATAGGGATGCTTGGGACGGTACGTGATGTGGATGACGTTGGTTCACTCATTGTCTCTTGGGACAATGGGCAGAGCTTAAACGTGTTGCATGGTATTGATAGGGTGGTTATTGTAGAACCAAATAGGCATGATTTTATAAGGAGTATTTATTGCTATTTAAGAGCTGGGCACAATGAATTTGTTTTTGATAGTGGTGATATTCCTGTACAGTTAACCCACGAAGAAGTCATCACTCTTATGACTAGTACGCATTCGCAAACTGAAATTGATATCTACATTGATGACTGTAATCATTTTAATCTTAAGCCGACAACTGTCTTGACGAAAGAAGAAATAGAAAAGGCGATACAAGAATAGACAAGGTTTCGCTAAGAAGCCTTTTTCTTGTGCCAAAAAGGGGGTGAGACCGTGGCAGTTAGAGGGCGTAAACCAAAGCCCACCAATTTGAAAATTCTTGAAGGAAATCCAGGAAAGCGACCTCTACCTACTAACGAGGTTAAACCCAAACAGAAAGCCCCACGTTGCCCACAGTGGCTCGAAGACGATGCCAAGAAGGAATGGAAGCGGATGGGCAAAATCCTCGAACAGATGGGCATATTAACGGAGATGGACATGACAGCCTTTGCTGGGTATTGCCAGGCCTATGCAAGGTGGAAGGAAGCTGAAGAGTTTCTCTCCAAACATGGGTCTATCATCAAGACCCCAAACGGCTATCTCCAACAAGTGCCACAGGTCTCTATCAGCCAGACCAATCTCAAAATCATGCTCAAGTTCTGTGAGCAGTTCGGTCTGACACCATCCGCTCGGAATCGCTTGGTGACAATGGACGCAGAGGTTGGTACTGGTGATGAGATGGAGGATTTATTAGGAGGTATTCTATGACTTATCACTACGAACCGAGTCCCTTTATGCTTCCGACTTCTCGTTACGACAAGGCAAAGGCAGATAGAGCAGTGACCTTTATTAATAACCTGTCTCATACCAAGGGGAAGTGGGCTGGGAAGAAATTTGATTTGTTGCCGTGGCAGGAACAGATAGTGCGAGACCTCTTTGGGATTGTTAAGGCTGACGGTAACCGTCAGTTTTTGACAGCCTACATTGAAATCCCCAAAAAGAACGGTAAATCTGAACTGGCTGCTGCTATTGCCCTTTATCTTTTGTACGCTGATAACGAAGCTAGTGCAGAAGTTTATGGGGCGGCTTGTGACCGAAACCAGGCCTCTATCGTCTTTGACGTTGCCAAACAAATGGTTCTCATGAGTCGTCCTCTTGAAAAACGTTCAAAGATTATGGCAGCAACCAAACGAATAGTGAACTACTCAAATGCTGGATTTTACCAGGTGCTATCTGCTGAAACAGGAACCAAACACGGACTCAACGTGTCAGGTCTTGTCTTTGATGAAATCCACGCCCAACCCAATCGTCATCTCTATGATGTCTTGACCAAGGGTTCTGGTGATGCCAGGGAACAACCCCTCTTTTTCATCATCACAACCGCTGGGACAGATAAGAACTCTATCTGTTATGAACTCCATACCAAGGCACTTGATATTCTCAAAGGTCGAAAGAAGGACATGTCTTTTTATCCTGTGGTGTATGGTTTATCAGATGAAGATGATTGGAATGACGAAGCCAACTGGCTAAAGGCTAATCCATCACTTGGTCATACGATTGGAATTGACCGAGTTCGTGAAGCCTACCAACAGGCTCTTGATAACCCAGCCGAGGAGAATGTTTTTAAGCAACTCCGTCTTAACATGTGGACGAGTTCCAGCGTGGCTTGGATTCCTGAACATGTCTATGCCAAAGGGAATGACCCAATCGACAATGACGCTCTTAAAGGTCGTGACTGTTACGCAGGGCTTGACCTATCAAGCACCTCTGACATCACAGCCTTTGTCTTGGTCTTTCCACCAAGGCACAGTGAGGAAAACTACATCATCTTACCCTTCTTTTGGTTGCCAGAAGATACCTTGGAACTTCGTTGTCGTCGTGATCATGTTCTTTATGATGTTTGGGAAAGGCAGGGCTTCATCAAAACAACCGAAGGGAACGTTGTTCACTATGGTTTTATCGAAGCCTTTATTGAGCAACTCTCCGAAACCTACCATATCAAGGAGATTGCCTATGACCGTTGGAATGCGACGCAGATGGTGCAGAACTTTGAAGGCATGGGCTTGACCATGGTTCCTTTTGGGCAGGGGTATAAGGATATGAGTCCGCCGTCTAAGGAACTCTACAAGCTCATGATGGAAGGGAAAATCCAACACGGTGGTCATCCTGTTCTAAAATGGATGGGACAAAACGTGGTCATGCGACAAGATCCTGCTGGCAACATCAAGCCAGACAAAGAAAAATCCGTTGAGAAGATTGACGGTATTGTGGCTCTTATCATGGGATTGGACCGTTGCATTCGCCACCAGGATGATGAAACGAGTGTCTATGATGAGCGAGGACTTTTGAGTTTTTAGGATAAAAATAACCTAAATAGGTTGAATGTATCCTAAAAAGTGATAAAATAGAGTAAAGGAGGAAATAGCTATGCAAATTAATATTGAAAACTTAGTCTCTATTTCTGAAGCGAATCAAAACTTCTCTAAAGTAGCCCGCATGGTCGACGCTAACGGTACTGCAGTAATTTTGAAAAATAACACACCAAAGTACGTTTTAGTAGATTACCAAAGTCTGATTAAAGAGGAGCAAGATACGCCAGTAGTTGTTGAACAAACAACATTGGATGAGGTTGCGACTTCAGTATTATCACGTCATCTTGATGCATTTAAGGAATTGGCCAAATGAGAATACTAACTGTTGAGCAAGTTATTGAACTGCACAGTAGGTTAATTCAAGCTACTGGCGGTTTAGATGGCGTCAGAGATGCTGGTCTAGTAGAATCATCTTTATCTTCAGCTTTTAGTTCTTATTTTGGTATTGAAAAATATCCAAGTATAGAAGAAAAAGCTGCTAGACTTTGTTATTCATTGGTTAATAATCATGCCTTCCTTGATGGCAACAAGCGTATTGGAGTTTATGTCATGATTATTTTCCTCGAATTAAATGGTATCGTTTTAAATCAGACTGATGAAGAAATTGTTAAGCTAGGTCTTGGGGTTGCTGCGTCAGAATTAGATTATAACGCAATCTTGGAGTATATCAGGAACCATTAATTAATAGTTAAGCGAGGTGAATAGAATGACTCACAGTATTTTGTCTCTAGAGGTTGAAAATGAGTTACTATCAAGCGTTCGTGAAGTTTGTGCTGAATATGATTTGAAACTAGAGGAACTTGTTAAAGACTATTTAGGATTTTTGGCAGGTTTAAATGCTTCAGCAATTGAGCAGGTTAGTGCATTACCTAATGAAAATGAAAAAGCCGAATGGCTTGCCAAATACTATTTCGATGCTCGAATTAATCAATTACAATTTGAAGCACTGAAAAAGGAAGTATTAATTGGACATGACCAAATCAAAGAAAGTAAAGTAACACGTCTTGAAGATGTCAGACATGAATTTGATTGATGTATAATTAGACTGAAAGTACTTCAAAATGAGGTGCTTTTTTCGTACCCAAAAATAAGGAGGGCTTATGGGACTACTTGATTCACTTGGAAGAAAAAGGGCGAGAGACAAGCCTAAAAATAGTTATGAAGGTCAGGATTTCTCCTACCTCTTTGGTCGGACAACGAGTGGAGAGAATGTGGATGAGTTTAAGGCCATGCAGACGACGGCAGTCTATGCTTGTGTGCGTATCCTAGCAGAAGCAGTTGCCTCTTTACCAATCCATGTCTATGAATTGACGAGCAATGGAAAAGAGAAAAAGATCGATCATCCTTTATATTTTCTGCTTCACGATGAACCCAATCCAGAGATGTCCTCCTTTATCTTTCGAGAGACGATTATGAGTCACTTGTTGATATGGGGAAATGCCTATGTACAGATTATCAGGGATAAGGCTGGACGAGTGATTAGTCTCTATCCACTCTTACCTGATAAGATGTCTATCCACCGTGATGGTAGTGGGAAACTATACTACAAATACCAACGACAGACTGAGGAGAATCCCAACTTCAAAGACAAAGGAACGGTCCTATTGAAGCAGGAGAATATTCTTCATGTGCCTGGACTTGGCTTTGATGGCTTGATTGGTTACTCACCGGTTGCCATGGTAAAGAATGCGATTGGGATGACGCTAGCGACCGAAAACTATGGGGCAGCCTTCTTCAAAAATGGCGCTAACCCAGGTGGTGTTTTAGAACACCCCGGGATTTTGAAAGACCCTAAACGAGTCCGTGATTCTTGGAATGCCGTCTATAATGGGGCGACCAACGCCCATAAGGTAGCTGTCCTTGAAGAAGGGATGAAGTATACCCAAGTTGGGATTCCACCAGAAGAAGCTCAGTTTTTGCAGACACGGAAGTTTCAGATTAACGAAATTGCACGGCTTTACCGGATTCCGCCACATATGGTTGGGGACTTGGAGAAGTCGTCTTTTTCAAATATCGAACAACAATCTCTTGAATTTGTGAAATATACTTTAGATCCTTGGGTAGTTCGTTTAGAGCAGGCCTTCAAGAGGTCTCTTTTTTTACCCGAAGAAAAGAAACGCTACCTTATCAAGTTCAATGTAGACGGTTTACTTCGTGGCGATTACCAAAGCCGTATGAATGGTTATGCCATCGCACGACAAAACGGCTGGCTCTCGACTAACGACATCCGTGAGTTGGAAGACTTGAACTTGTTGTCTGACGAAGAAGGCGGAAATCTCTACTTGATTAACGGCAACATGACCAAATTAAAAGATGCTGGTGGTTTCATGAAGCAACCGACAGAAACAGAGTCAGCTGAAGATCCACCAGAGGAGGAAGAAGATGCGTAAATTTTGGAATTTTACTGACCAAGGAGATGTCCGCACCCTTCGGATTGAAGGACAGATTGCGGACGAGACTTGGTTTGGGGATGAAGTCACCCCACAGCTTTTTAAGAATGATTTGTCAGCAGGAACAGGCGATATCACCCTCTGGATCAATAGTCCAGGGGGTGATGTGTTTGCGGCCGCTCAAATCTATAACATGCTTATGGATTACAAAGGCGATGTCCATGTCATCATTGATGGCCTAGCCGCCAGTGCTGCTAGTGTCATTGCCATGGCGGGAACGACTGTTTCCATGAGTCCAGTTGCCATGATGATGATTCATAACCCATGGACGTTTGCACAAGGTGAAGCTAAAGATATGGCCAAGGTCATTGAGATGCTTGGCGAAATCAAAGAGTCCATTATTAATGCTTATGAGATTAAAACTGGACTTTCCAGAACCAAGATTTCCCATCTCATGGACTCAGAGTCTTGGTTCAATGCCAAGAAAGCTGTGGAGCTTGGTTTTGCGGATAAGGTGCTCTTTGAAAAAGAGGAGACACCTGAGCAGGATCATCAAAATAGCTACACCTTTAGCAGAGTGACTGCTTCTCATGATTTGGTGGTGAAACTACAAGCGAGCCTTCAACCGCCTAAACCACAGAAAACGATCCCCTTCAATCAGTTGGAAAAACGATTGAACCTATTGAAATAAAAGGAGCATACCTATGTCTAAATTACTTGAATTGAAAGAAAAACGTAACGCTGCTTGGGCTCAAGCGAAAGCCTTTCTGGATACTGTTCGCTCTGAAGACGGCTTGGTATCGGATGAAGATGCCAAACGTTATGAGGAAATGGAAGCCAAAATTGAGCTTTACAATAAGGAAATTGCTCGCTTGGAGCGCCAAGAAAAGATTGACCTTGAGCTGGCGCAACCAACTTCTCAAGCTCTAACGACGCAACCGACAGTCATTGTCGATAACCAAAAAGAAGATGAAAAAAAAGGTGTGGCATCAGACATCTACACACAAACTTTCTGGACCAGTATCCGTAAGCGACACTTCTATGACGTGAAGGATGTTCTTCGTGTCGGTGAAGATACAGAAGGCGGACATCTTGTCCCTGATGAGTACGAGAAGAAATTGGTTCAAGGTCTTCAGGAAGAAAACTTTTTCCGTAGTCTCGCGACTGTTATTAAAACCTCTAGTGGTGAGCGTAAAATTCCAGTTGTAACTGGTCACGGTTCAGCCTCTTGGATGGACGAGAATGGACTCTATCCAGAGACGGATGAGACTTTTGGTCAAGTGACGCTTGATTCGCATAAGATTGGGACAGCAATCCGTATCTCTGAAGAATTGCTCAACGACTCAGTCTTTGATCTTGAGTCTTACATGACTTCTGAGTTTGCACGTCGTATTGGTACGGAGGAAGAAAAATCATTCTTGGTGGGTGACGGTTCTAAAAAGCCAACTGGTATTTTCACACAAGCAGATGTAGAAGGACCAACGACATCAACCAAAGACATCACCTTTGATGACATGATTGAGCTCTACCATTCCCTTCCAGCCCCATACCGTAAGAATGCAGTATGGGTTCTACATGATACTACTGTCAAAGCTATCCGCAAGCTAAAGGACAATAACGGTAATTACATTTGGCAACCGTCTACACAGGCTGGTCAACCTGATTTAATTCTCAACCGTCCGTACTACACATCAACCTTTGCGCCACTTCCAGAAGCTGGCAACAAAGCTATTGCCTTTGGTGATTTCTCCTATTACTGGATTGCGGATCGTCAAGGTCGCACCTTCAAACGCCTCAATGAGCTTTATGCTAACAATGGTCAGATTGGATTTCTCGCAAGCCAACGTGTGGATGGGAAACTCGTTCTCCCAGAAGCTGTTAAGGTACTGACTGTCAAAGGTAAGGCTGTATGATGAGCCTTGAAGAAGTCAAACTCTATCTCAAGGTGGAAAATGATGAAGAAGACTTTCTTATCGAGCAACTAATGACAAGTAGCAGGCAGCTTTGTTTGGACATCATTCGTGAGACATCCACTTCAGAAGTTCTTAAGACGGCAATCCTCTACGGGGTTGCCTATCTTTATGAACACCGTGAAGAAGCCAGTCATAAGGAGTTGAAGGAAACCCTCTATCATTTGCTTTTAGCTGACAGAAAGGAGGTGTTCTGATGAAGATTACCCCTTTACGAGAACAGCTGGTCTTTCAAGAAAAGCGACTCAGACAGGATGACATCGGAAATGAGGCAGCAATCTGGGACGACCTCTTTATGCGTTGGTGTTCATGTCGCCCTATGGCTTTAACGGAAAGTGATGGGAGTGCGACCAAGATCGTTCATAACAAGGTGCAGTTTACCCTGCGTTATGACAAGAAGGTTCTTGCTCTTAATTCTTTAACGACTCGGATTTATTTTCGTGACCAGTATTACGCAATTGAGTCCCTTGATGGCGATACTGTGCCAAGACGTTTAATTTATGTTGTTGCGACCAAGGAGGAAATCTATGACTAAGATTGGACTTGATGATTTAGCTTCTGTCATCGAAAAGGAGCTGACGACTTATGCCAAAGAGACCACAGACACCATGCGTGAGGTGGTTGAGGAAGTGACAGACGATGCCGTTGAAACCTTAAAAGTCACTTCCCCAAAACGTCGTGGAAAATATGCTAAAGGGTGGACGAGTAAGGCAACGACTGACACCAATACGGCTCTGACCAAAACCATTCACAACCGAACGCCAGGGCTCACACATCTGCTTGAAGATGGGCATGCCAAACAAAATGGTGGTCGGGTTGAAGGAAGAAAGCACATCTCACCTGTAGAGAAAAAGGCGATTCAGTCGTTTGAAGACAAATTGCGACAGAAACTGTGAGGTGGCTTATGAGATTTGAAGAGCTTTTTCCTGTTCTAAAAAAGACCAAACTCCCCGTAGCCTATCACCATTTTGAGGAAGGTCACAGTCCAAGTCCGCCCTTTATGGTCTATCTGGTTACGGATTCAGACAATCTTGGTGCAGACAACTGGGCTTATCACAAAACTATCAACCTACAGATTGAGCTTTACACGACTAAGAAAGATTTAGCAACAGAAAAAACGGTGGAATCCCTTCTTGATGCCCACCGTCTTCATTTTGACAAGGTAGAGATTTACATCGCTAATGAGAAACTTTACCAAACCATTTATTCCATCACACTATTAGGAGGATAACCATGGCAGAAAAAAACAAGGTCACCTTTGGCCTACAAGATGTCCACTGGGCAGAAGTCACCAATGAGAGAGCTGACGGAGCTTTGACTTATGGCACTGTCGAGCGTCTTCGGGGTGCTGCAGAACTAACCCTTGAACCCACTGGAGACAAGGGATCTTACAAGGCAGACAACATCAACTTTTACACGACAGAATCTAATGACGGCTATGAGGGAACACTGAAAGTTGCCCTCTTGTCACAGGAGTTTCTGACTCGTGTTCTGGGTGAGAAACTAGATGCGACAACCAATACCATTTCAGAGATTGCGAATAGCGAGAAGAAAAACTTCGCCCTCATGTTTCGATTTGAAGGAGACAAGAAAGAGACGCTTCATGTCCTTTATTACTGTTACGCTTCACGCCCAACTGTAGGATCTAAAACCAAGTCAGGCTCTGATATCAATGAGGTGGAGTTGACCTTTACGGCAAGTCCACGCCCACTTGATAAGATTGTTCGCCGCAGAACGACTGAAGAAACCAGTGATGAGATTCGTGAGAACTGGTTTAAGTCTGTCTTTGAACCAACTACTTAAAGGAGGAGACCATGCGACAAAATATCACGATTGCTGGAAAAACCTATCCCTTGGCTACGAATGCCTATACCCCGATTGCTTATAAGGAGCAATTTGGAAAAGATTATTTCCAAGAACTCTTTAATATGTTGAGTGCGGAATCCATTATGGCTCAACTTGAGCAATTGGACGAAGGGGAAGAGTTAAAAGCTAGTCAGATTGACTTGTCTATTTTGTCTGATTTCGACATAACTTTTTTCCACCGTCTTTTTTGGGTCTTTGCCAAGTCTGCCAATCCTCGGATCAAACCTTTCGAGGATTTCTTTATGTCGATGGAGGAGTTCCCACTTCAAGAAGTTGGACCAGTCTTGATGTCCATGCTTAACCAAGGGATGACCACCAGAAAAAAGCAGATAACTCAGAATCAGCGAGCGAGGAAGTCTTCACGGTAGAAAGCTACCTCTCTTGTTGTAAGGAGACAGGTCTTTCCATTGATGACTTAAAGCACATCTCGATTGGTATGGCACTGGATTATCAGACGGATTATGTAGATCTTCGAAGCAGAGATGAGACTGGTGTTCGCAAAGCTACCCAAGCAGACTTTGACAATTTTTGATAGGAACTGAACACGGGCTAAAAGCTGTGTAAAAAAGAGAGATGGACTTTAGTGCAAGCACCATTCTTCCATCTCCTATTTTTACTTTGCTTTTTACGCCCTTAGTATCTTGATGGAGGGAGGAGTGACGATGGCAGGAAACATTAAGGGGATTACTATTGAGATTGGTGGGGATACCCAACCTCTACAAAATGCCTTAAAGGGTGTGAACAAACAGGCTTCTGAAGCCACCAAAGAACTGCGTCAGATTGACAAGGTACTCAAGTTTGACACTGGCAATGTCACTCTGTTGCCCCAAAAGCAGGAAGTCTTAGCCAAACAAGTTGAGACGACTAAAGAAAAGTTAGCCACACTTCGCCAAGCTCAGGCTCAAGTCGAAGCTCAATTTAAGGCAGGAAACATCGGTGCAGACCAGTACCGTGCCTTTCAGCGTGAGGTGGAGAGCACTCAAACAGTCTTAAAGAGCTATGAATCAAAACTAGAAAGTGTTAACAAGGCTCTCTCTGAAAACGGAGCGCAGGTTGAAACCAATCAATCGAAGCTCAATCGTCTCCAAAATGAGCAGGCACAGTTAGTATCAGAGAGTGAAAAACTCAATAGTTCCTTCAAGCTACAAGAATCCGCATTAGGATCCACCGCAAGTGAGGCTGATAAGTTAGCACTTGCTCAACAGAAGGTCGCTTCTCATTCAGAAATCCTTGAGAAACAGATTCATAATCTGGAACAACAACTCTCTTTGACTAAGAGCGAATATGGGGAGAATTCCGTTGAAGCTAATAAGCTTGAGAAAACTCTTAATGAGACAAAGACAGCTTACAACAATCTCCAAAATGAAATGGAGGAGTTAGCCTCTAGTTCTGCAAGTTCCAAGGCTTCTTTAGAAGAAACAAATAGCCTCTTAAAGGCTGACCTTCTCATGGAATTTGGTGACCAACTGGGAGAGTTGTCACAGAAGTTGATTGACTTCGGTCAACAATCCTTGGATGCTTTTCTAGAAGTTGATGAGGGTATGGATATCATCGTTACCAAGACTGGGGCGACAGGCTCTGCCCTTGAGGAGATGACAGATATTGCCAAAACCCTAGCCACTGAACTGCCCACAGATTTTAACACGGCAGGCAGTGCCGTAGGGGAGTTGAATACGCAATTTGGCTTAACAGGAGATGCCCTGAAATCTGCCTCTACCCAGTTGATACAATTCTCTGAAATCAATGGGAGTGATGTGACGAGTTCAGCCATTTCAGCCAAACAAGCGATTGAAGCCTATGGGCTTGAAGCGACTGATTTATCAAGTGTCTTAGACACGGTTACGTATACCAGTCAGGCGACAGGTGTTGGTGTCCAAGAGTTGATGGATAAGGCAGTCGCTGGAGCACCACAAATCAAAGCTCTAGGCCTTTCCTTTGATGAGGGTGTTACCTTGATGGGACAGTTTGAAAAAGCAGGGGTTGATTCTTCTGCAGCACTTTCTTCTCTCTCAAAGGCAGCTGTCAAGTATGCGGGTGATGGGTTAACGCTTCAAGAAGGGCTTGCTGGAACCATTGAACAAATCAAGACCTCTACCAGTGAAACAGAGGCACTTTCTCTTGCCTCAGAAATCTTTGGCAGCAAAGCAGCGCCACGTATGGTTGATGCCATCAAGCGTGGAGCTTTGTCTTTTGAAGATTTAGCTGGAACAGCTGATAAGGCAGCTGGGATTGTCACTCAGACCTATAAGGGGACGCTTGATCCTATTGATCAGTTTACAACTGCTCAAAACACGGCGAAGTTAGCGATGGCTGAAATGGGAGACGCTATTGCCGCAACCCTAGCACCTATCTTAGAGGTGCTTGCCAGTTTGCTTCAAGCTATTGCCACATGGTTTTCTGATCTATCAGAGCCAGTCAAGCAGTTTATTGTCATTGTCGGAAGTTTAGTCGCAGCCCTTGGTTTAGTCTTACCGATTTTTATTGCCCTGCAAGCGGCCGCTATGGCAATGGGAACCACTATCATGGGGATGATAACTGCAGCAGCTCCAATTGTAGGAATTATTCTTGGTGTTATTGCCGCTATTGCCTTACTGGTTGTTGGGATTCAACAACTTTGGCAACATCACGAAGGCTTTCGGACAGCTGTGACAGAAACCTGGAATGCCATCTATGCCTTTTTATCTGCCATTATCCAACAGATATCAAGCTTTGTTATGTTGATATGGGGAACCTTGACTACTTGGTGGACAGAGAACCAACAATTGATTCTTAATGCCGCAAACACCATGTGGACAGCCATTTCGACCGTCATTCAAACCATCATGACTATTCTTGGTCCCTACCTTCAAGCCAGTTGGGAGAATATCAAACTAATTATCACAACTGCTTGGGACATCATTAAATTGGTTGTAGAAACAGCCATTAATGTTGTCTTAGGCATTATCAAGGCAGTCATGCAGATTATCACGGGTGATTGGTCAGGTGCCTGGGAAACCATCAAGCAGATCGTCTCTACCGTTTGGGAAGCCATCAAGTCACTGATTTCGATTGTTCTAACTGTCATTGCGCAATTCATTTCCAATTCCTGGAATGGGATCAAAGGCACCATGACAAACTTACTTAATAGTATCAAATCTGTCGTTAGTAATGTCTGGAATGGCATCAAATCCACGATTAGTTCCATTCTATCGAGTATTGGTTCAACGGTATCTTCTATCTGGAATGGGATGAAAGCAACCATCTCAGGTGTCCTAAGTGGTATTTCAAACACAGTGACCTCTGTCTGGAATGGGGTCAAAGCGACCATCACAAATGCCATCAATGGGGCAAAAAATGCGGTTTCTTCAGCCATCAATGCCATAAAGAACCTCTTTAAATTTAAGATTAAGTGGCCACATATTCCTCTGCCACACTTCAGTGTATCAGGTTCTGCGAATCCCCTTGATTGGTTGAAGGGAGGTTTACCTAAGATTTCCATTCAGTGGTACGCAAAGGGTGGGATTCTCACCAAGCCAACGGCATTTGGTATGACAGGCAATAGCCTGATGGTTGGTGGAGAAGCAGGGCGTGAAGCTGTCTTGCCCCTTAACAACCAAACCCTTGGTAGTATCGGTCGCAGCATCGCTGCCACTATACCGAATAAGGGAACAACCATCACAGTCAATATCACAGATGTTGTCATTCGTGAAGAAGCGGATATGAAAAAACTAGCCGATTATGTGGCTGGTCGATTAGCTGATGAAATGGCACGACAAGCCTTACTGAGAGGAGGAAGGGTGTGATTAAACATAATGAATTGGTACTGAATGGAAAAGGCACTTCGTCTTTTCCTTTTAAAGTTCTTGTGGAAGATAGGCCGAGCATTCAAGTGCCACGGTCTAAAACGCAACTCTTAGACCATCGTGGGTTGAGTGGGGCGATTGTTCAAACCAATAAACATCGTGATGCGATTGAGAAACCTTACCGCATGTATCTGATTGGTGCGAGTGAGAAAGAGGTCAATGAGTTCTCAGCTTATCTCATGCAGGAAGGATTTTGGCTAGAAAGTGAACGCCTTAAGCTCACCAGGCTCTGGTGTTACCGAACGGATAGCTTTGACATCAAGCAGGATGACCACGATGTGTATGTGACTGACGTGGTTTTTATCTGTCACCCCACTCGCTTTTTTAAGAGTGTGGATAGGCAAGTTTTGAGTGCCAATGGTGTGCTAAAAACGCAAGGCTCTGCCCTTGCCTTTCCTACCATTACCATCACTGGTCAATCCGTATCAGAGACTTCGTTTACAGTAGGTGACCAAGTGGTCCGCATTGAGAAATTTACAGAGCCTCTTGTTATGGTTAATCACCCAGACCGTCCTAGTTTTAAGACCTTATCAGGGAAAGCTGTTAAATGGTCTGGTGATTTTATCACGATTGATGCTAGTCATTCAACGCAATCTGTCGGAGTGATTTTAGGCAGTGGGATATTATCGCTTACCTTTGAGACGAATTGGGGGTGGGTGTGATGCTTTACCTTCTTGATGGTCAAACGAAGACAGCGAAGTGGAACGGCCAGCCCCTCTTTGAAACAGTGAGTGCGACGGTAGAAGAGGAGCTGAATGGCACCTTTCAGCTACGTTTAACTTATCCGATTACTGATTCAGGTGTTCATGAAATCCTTAGAGCAGACGAGTTGATTTTGTGTCCAACTCCTGATTTGGGAAAGCAGCTCTTTCGTATTAAGCAGGCAAAGATTCAAGACGATATGGTAGAGCTTGAGTGTTATCACATTTCTGATGATGTGATGAAACGTCAGATTAAGCCTTTTTCTGCGACTAATACCACCTGCCAATCAGCCCTTATGAGGTTGGTTGAGGCTTGTCCATCTGATTTAGGGCTTTTTAGCTTTGATAGTGATGTGACGGAGCGTCATACCTATGTCTCTGATGAAAACTTGACACTTTATCAAGCTCTGATGGATGGAAAGCACTCACTTCTTGGAACGTGGGAAGGTGAGCTCGTCCGTGATAACTTTCAGTTGATGGTTAAGAAGTACCGTGGCATAGATAAGGGCGTCATTCTCACAAGCCATCATAATCTGAAAACCTTTGAGGATAAGGGTGATTCTGAGAAGGTCATTACGCGCATCTATGCGACCTCAACCTTTCAGGTAGAAGGTAGTGATGAGGATACTGTGCTTTCAGTCGTTGTGGAAAGTCCCCTCATTAACCAATACCCTTATGTCCATGAAGCACGGTATGAGAATAACACGCTTCAGACAGAGGAAGAGTTGCGCCAATGGGCGATGGCTAAGTTCACGCATGAGCACATCGATAGCATCTCCAGACAGATAACCGTTGAAGCTTATCAGCTAGATGGTCAGGAAGTCCATCTGGGAGATACGGTTACTCTTAAAAGTCAAAAGCACAAGGTAGATGTCAGAAAAAAGGCAGTAGGTTATACCTTTGATGCCCTAGAAGAAGTGTACCTTTCAGTGACCTTCGACGATGAGGTTAGCTTTACGACCTCTGGATTATCTGGGACCCATTCGCTAACCAGTGCGGCAAAGACCATTCTTAATGTCAATCAATCGGTTACAGAACACCGTGCGTCTAAGGAGCGAGCCAATTTTAACAAGGTCTTTGACAGGCAATTTGAACGCCTTCAAACCGAAGTTGAAGATGGCATAGCTATTGCCAAAGCAGAAGGCGAGCGTTCTGGGAAGAAAGCTGCACTTGATTATCTGGCAACGGACGCCCTTGAAGCACGGGTCGCAGCCCTTCAAAAAGCGACGATTGATGAGTTGACCGTCTCTAGTTCAGCATGGATGACAAGGCTTGTCTCCCAACAAATTCTATCCGAGTATGCGAAGAGTTTAGAGGTTGAAGCTGATAGGGTCGTTATTCCAGGTCAACATACCCCTGTCTTTAGTTTGGATAGGGATGGGAATCTTTCCATTGATACGCCACTCCTAAAGGTGAGAGGGGAAAGTCTAGCGACAACAGCTGACCTTAAAACCATCTCATTAACCCCTGGACCAAAGGGAGAGGCTGGAGAAGATGGGGTGGGCATTCAGTCAAGGGAGCAGTATTATTTAGTGTCTGCACAAAAGACTGGTCTTACAACAACAAGCTCTGGTTGGAGCAAAACTATTCCCTCTCTCACCTCAGCGCTTAAGTACCTGTGGAACTATGAAAAAACCACGTTTACCAATGGCTCAACGACGGTAACAACGCCAATTGTCATCGGAGTTTATGGGGATAAGGGTGTGGATGGAAAGGCTGGTAAGGACGGAAAGACTCTATACACTTGGCGCATGTACGCAGATAGTGACAAGGGAGAAGGCCTCTCTGCCATCCCAACAGGCAAACGCTACCTTGGACTAGCCGTCAATAGGGAGAGTGCAACGTCTTCAACTAACCCTAGTGACTATACTTGGTCATCCTTTTTTGAGGGGACAGAACTGGGTGGCCGTAATTACATTGACGATTACGCCATGAAGGCTGCGACCTTTTCATCAGTAACCTCTGAGTGGAAAAAGGAGGTGGTTGAGGATACGAGCTCTGTCAGTGGCGTGACTGTGAAGATGACCTGTACCAAAGCAGGAACTGGTGGCTTTCATCGGAACTTCTATGATTTACGAAATCGAATCGGTGCTAACAAGACCTTTAGTGTTGACCTCAAGGCGAGTAAGGCGGTCAGCCTCACCATCGGTAATGAACTAGGCGGGACTAAGGTTGTTCAAGTCAGTCCTAGCTGGCAGCGGTATTCGGTGTCGTGGAAGGTTGGTAGTGCCCAGAATCATTCCTATGTCTTTTACCTGAAGTCAGGAACGTGGGCGGTGGGGGATGTGGTTTATCTTCGAAATGTTCAACTGGAAGATGGCAACGTTGCTTCAGCTCCAGGACCATCTCTGAATGACCTCATCGCACAGATTGATGCCAAGGCTGATAATGGCTTTATGAAGCAACAACTCGACCTTCTAACTGAAAAGACAGAATCTCTCCGAGTTGACCTTGAGGCGAGAGCGTTGGCAAAAGAAGTTGCCGATTGGCTCAAGTCTTATAAAGAGTTTGAGAAAAATAATGAAGCCGTCCTTGCGCAATTTAATCAAGATTTTATTGATAATACGGCTCGTATCGCAGCCATTGAAGCCGATCTTAAAGCTAACAGTCTCTTGCTTAACTTTGTCAATACCTATCTGAGAGCTGGTGACAATGGGGTCATTATTGGTAAGAAGGATAACTCTGAGGTTATCGAATTAACCCCACAAGGGATGATGATTAGGTCAGCTGGGAATGCCGTCATGACAGTTACAGCTGGTGTCATTAAAATCCACCACGGGGTTTTTGTGGAGACCTTACAAGTTGGTTATTACCGACTAGAAGCCGCAAGGCATAATGCCAAGCATCTGGTTTGTCGTTTTATTGATGCCAAGTAGAAAGGAGACCTTATGGCAGATTATGGTTCAAATAATGATAGGGGTTATACCCTGCTTTTACGAGTGGAAGAAACAGGTACCTCAACCGCTGATAATACCTCGACTGTTCGAGTCCAACTCTGGCTAAAGAATGGTTACACCACCTTTGGGATGTATGACTGTAGGGCAAGTGTGTCCATCAATGGTCAGACGCTTTCTTGGTCAGGTCGACCAGATATGTACACGGCTCATAGTTCTCTCCACTTGATTGATAAGACCATCACGGTGCCGCATGATTCAAATGGGTCAAAAACCATCAGTTTCTCTGCGACTTTCTCAGGTTCTGGTGGGTGGTCGCCTGGTACCTTAAATACGGGGTCACAATTGCTACGCTTGAGTGATATCCCACGGTCATCCAGTGCCACAGTTTCAGGGAATATGATGGGGCAAGCTGTAACCATTACGATTAAGCGTGCCAGTAGTGACTTTACCCATAACATGACTTGGCATTTTGGGTCTCTAAGTGGCACCATTGGCACAGGTATTGCGACTTCAGCAACGTGGATGCCTTCTATCTCGCAGTTGGCTACTCAAATTCCAAATAGCGCCTCAGGTAATGGTCACTTAACGCTGGCCACTATCTACGGTGGTAAGACGATAGGCTCTATGACAATTCCCATTACCCTTAACCTTCCAGCATCTGTTGTTCCAACCTTGGGCGGCATTTCTGTTTCAGAATCCCATGTCACGGCTAAAACCATTTTAACTGGTACCAGTTTTGCCCAGTTGGTGTCCAATCCTAAAGTGACTTTCAACCAAGGAGCAGGCATTTACGGATCGACCACTCCTTCGACGGGTTATCGTGCAGAAGTCTTTAAGTTTGAGAATAATCAGTGGGTTCAGCTTCCTAATGTGGCAACAAGTAATAATGGTCTTTTGGGTGGTATCAACTGGATTGGTCGCGCTAAGGTCTCTGCTTATGTGATCGATTCGAGGGGGCGACAAAGTGCTCGAAAAGAAGTAGAGATAACCTTATTAGAGTATTTCAAGCCTATCTTTTCATTCTCAGCGGTTCGAGCTGGTTCTAGTATGAATCAGGTGACGGTCACACGAAAGCTTAAGATTGCCCCTTTGACTATCAGTAATGTCCAGAAGAATAAGGCAACGTTGACTTGGGAAGTGGTCGATTTGTCAAGTGGACAGAAGGTCACAAACGCTGGTGGTGCTGCCAACTGGACGTCAACCACGGAACACACAAAAATGGATTTCCAAGCTATCTTAGGTGGCACTTATGATACCACGAAATCCTATACCATTATTGGAACGCTCGCAGACCTCTTTTACTCCACGACCTTTGAATTTACCATTGGTCCAGAAAAGGTTGTCTACGGCTTAAGTCCATCTGGTATGGGGATAGGCAAAGCATGGACAAGAGGGGTGCTAGATGTGGATGGAAGTTTACCTGCTTATTTTGATGGGGACATTTATATGAAGAATAAGAAACTTCTTGATATTTTTTACCCAGTGGGTGTCATTTACGAGTCCACGTCAAGTACCAGTCCAGCTACGATTATGGGTGGAACTTGGGAGCGGTTTGGCAATGGACGAGTCTTGGTTGGTGTGTCTGAGAATGAAAGTGAGTTTAATAGCGTCAATCAGTCAGGTGGTAGCAAGACACACACCTTGACCATTGATGAAATGCCGTCTCACTCTCATGCACAATATGTGACGGCTAACAATGGCTCAGGAGCTATTCGTCGAGATCATTCTTCAGACGGTAGCTCTAGCCTTTATCCTCAAGGGAATAACACAGGAAACACTGGTGGCGGAAAGCCACATAACAACTTACAACCTTACGTTACGGTTTACCGTTGGCGTAGGACAGCATAAGAAAGGAAAGTATCATTATGAAAGAATTACTGGCAACAAATAAAGTCCTCTTTTCAGCGATTGGAGGACTTATCGGATCAATCTTTGGAGAAGTCGATGGCTTTCTCTTTGCATTGATGGTCTTTATTTCCATCGATTACATCACAGGTCTCATGGCAGCAGCCGTTGAGAAGAAATTAGCTAGCAATATTGGGTTTAAGGGCATATTCAAAAAAATTGTCCTTTTATTTTTGGTAGCAGTAGGTCAAATCATTGATGAGCATGTCTTGAAACAAGGGGGCGTGGTTCGTACTGCCATCATCTTTTACTATCTCTCAAACGAAGGGTTGTCCATCATTGAGAATGCGGCTAGGATTGGACTGCCAGTCCCTGAAAAATTGAAAGACGTGCTGAAGCAATTGAAACAAGGAGATTAGGATGACTTTTTTATCGAAGATTAAAGACGGTTGTTTAGCGTCTTGGGAGCACGGTATTCTGCCTTCCGTGTCAGCAGCACAAGCTATCTTAGAGAGTGGTTGGGGAGAGTCTTTGTTAGCACAATACCCTATTCATAATCTCTATGGAATCAAAGCTAGTTCTGATTGGAAGGGAAAACGTGTTGACCTTCCAACTCAAGAATTCATTGATGGGAAATTCGTCACGGTTGCCGCAACGTTTAGAAAGTATGACTCATGGGAGGAATCCATTAAAGACCATGCCTTATTTGTTTCTGAAAACGATTGGCGACGATTACACTATCAGAACGTGCTTGCCGAAGAAGATTATAAAAAGGCCTGTCTCGCTTTACAGGTGGCAGGTTATGCGACAGACCCTCAATATGGGTCAAAATTGATTACACTTATTGAAACGCACTAGCTCAACAAATGGGATGAAAGTATTTTAAACAAAGAAGGAGAAACACCTATGGGAAAACATTTAGTTATCTGTGGACACGGTCAAGGTCAATCAAGCTATGATCCTGGAGCAACTAACTCTAGTTTGGGAATTACAGAAGCAGGAAAGGTTCGTGAGTTTGCGAATCTGATGAAGAAGTATTCTGGGAATCAGATTGATTATATCACTGACCAGAATGTCTATGACTATCGCAGTATTGGTAGTTTGGGAAATGGCTATGAGTCGATTACAGAACTTCATTTTAACGCCTTTAATGGTCAGGCTCGAGGGAGTGAAATTTTGATTTATGCAGGCTATTCAGCTGATAGTTTAGACCAAAAACTGCTGGCTATTCTTGCCAAGCGTTTTACGAATCGTGGTTTTAAACAAGTGAACTGGCTCTACAATGCCAATGTCTCAGCAAGTCGAGGCTACAATTATCGATTGGTGGAGATTGCCTTCATCGATAATAATAGTGATGTGGGCATCTATGAAGCCAATAAAGACAGTATGGCTCGTGAATTTGTACAAGCCATCACTGGGCAAGCTCAAGTAATTTCACCCAGTCCCAATACTCCTCAATCAAGGGTTACTTCCTATCATGTTGGTGACTCTGTTACTGTTCAACAACATGCGACGCATTACCAGACAGGTCAAGCGATTTCGTCATGGGTTAAAGGCAAAACTTTCAAGGTTATTCGTGTGAAGGATGTTAATCAATCCAATAGTAAGAAAGCCTACCTGCTTGAGGGAATTAACTCATGGGTCTTGGAACAAGATGTCAAAGGCACAACGAACGGACATAGTGAACAGACTTATACGGTACAAAAGGGAGATACTCTTTATGGCATTGCACGGAAGTTTAAGACCAGTGTCAGTGAATTGGTGCGACTTAACAGCATCATCAATCCAAGTCTGATCTCAGTTGGACAGAAGTTGAAACTAAAATAAGCTACACAATAAGCAGCTTTAATGGTATACTATTAAATGTAGAAAAGTGAAGACGGTGGCTCCTAAATCCTGAAAGAGAGAGGTGAAGCCTATGGGCAATTCATCAAAATCTGATGGAAAGGAGGGAGCTTTCTTTTGACCGCTTTTGAAGTCGTGCAAATCATCATTGGTTTTGGTAGTTTTACCGTTGCTTTGATTGGCTTGTGCTATAAAATCTTCAAAGATGACGACAAAAAGAAATAACCCGTCCCCACTTTTGACCGAGTAGGACGAGTTATATCGAAATATTGGGTCACCGTCTTTTTAACGGTTCTACATTGGAGTTGAGTTGGTAGCTCAACTCCTTTTTCTACGTTCATTATAACACACTGGCAGTAATTTTCAAGTCAGAACATAATAAAGAGTTGGCAGATGACTTCTTGAAAATTAGCTTGTGCTATAAAATCTTCAAAGATGACGACAAAAAGAAATAACCCGTCCCCACTTTTGACCGAATTGTTGGACGAGTTATAGTCTAATTAAACGAGTCACCGTCTTTTTAACGGTTCTACATTGGGAGTTGGATTGCCGTCCAGCTCCTTTTTATAAGTTCATTATAACATACTTGTATCTCAGCGTGGTGAAATAGCCACGCTTTTTCTTTTTGCTTTTTTCAAAAACTGCGGAAAATTTGTTTCCAAATTTACTTAGTAATATGGAGGGAGTAGGTTTGCGAAAAGCTTGACTTATCTTCCCTTTAGAGTGATATATGGTGTACAAAAGTTATAGGAAGGAGCCTGAATGGCAGTAAGGTTAATTAAGACAAAAAGTAATCGTAAAAAACAACGTGTCTGTGCTTATACTAGGGTGTCAACAACAAATAGTAGTCAGCTTGATTCCCTTGAGAATCAGAAGGCCTATTTTGAAAACCTCTACACTAATCGAGTGGATGTCGATTTTCTCGGTGTTTATTACGACAAGGGAATTTCTGGATCTAAGGCAGAACGGCCAAGTTTTCAAGCTATGCTTGAAGCTTGTAGGCAAGGTCAGATTGATTTGATACACACCAAGTCTATTTCACGGTTTGCGAGGAATACCATGACGGTACTTGAAGTCAGTCGTGAGTTGAAAGTCTTGGGTGTGGGTATTTACTTTGAAGAGCAGAACATCAATACCTTATCCAATGAAGGAGAGGTCATGCTTTCGGTTCTTGCCAGTTTGGCAGAGGAAGAGTTGCAAAGCATGAGTGACAACCAGCGGTGGGCCTTTCAGAGAAAGTTTCAACGTGGGGAGATGGTCATCAACACCAAGCGCTTCATGGGTTATGATGTGGACGATAAAGGAGAGTTGGTCATCAATGAAGCAGAAGCACAGATTGTGAGACGGATTTTCCAACTTTATCTTGATGGTATGGGGATGCATCGAATAGCTAAACTTTTAAATCAAGAGAATGTGCCTACGGTGACAGATGCTAAATGGCATGATACAACTGTTCGAAATATCCTAAAGAATGAAAAGTACAAAGGAACTGTCCTTCTTCAAAAATATTTTCATGTTGGTATCAATGGGCCTAAGAGATTAAACCAAGGTCAGGTAGAGCAATATTTGATTGAAGATAACCATGAGCCAATTGTTTCAAAAGAAGTCTGGCAGGCTGTCCAAGATAAGCTTGCAAGCAAAACTTGGAAACAGGGAGTCAATAAGCACTATCGATTTACGAGTATGCTTAAATGCGAGTATTGTGGGTCAACCCTCAAACGCCAGGTTACCTACAAGAAACAAATAGTTTGGTGTTGTTCCAAGTATATTAAAGAAGGTAAGGCTTCCTGCCGAGGCATGCGCGTGCCTGAGAAAGCTATTGAAGAGTGGAAACTTAAGACACCTGTAACAGTGATAGAAAGGAACGAATATGGGCAAAAACATTACAGTTATTCCAGCCAAGAAAGTGCAGCTGACGGTCACCCATCAGCAAGCAACCAAAATAAGAGTGGCAGCCTATTGTCGGGTGTCCACCGACCAAGACGAACAGCTATCAAGCTATGAGAACCAAGTATCTTACTATCGTGATTACATCTTAAAACATGAAGATTATGAGCTTGTGGACATCTATGCGGACGAAGGCATTTCTGCAACCAATACCAAAAAACGAGAAGCTTTTAACCGACTGATACAGGATTGTAGAGCAGGTAAGGTGGATAGGATTTTAGTTAAGTCCATTAGTCGTTTTGCCAGAAACACCTTGGATTGTATCAAGTATGTCCGTGAGCTGAAAGAATTGGGGATTGGTGTCACTTTTGAAAAGGAGAATATTGATAGCCTTGACTCTAAAGGTGAGGTATTACTCACGATTCTTTCTTCTCTTGCCCAAGATGAATCACGCTCCATTTCAGAGAATGCGACATGGGGCATTCGTAAGAAGTTTGAACGTGGAGAGGTTCGTGTCAATACCACCAAGTTCATGGGATATGATAAGGACGAGAACAGTAGGTTAGTCATTAACCCAGAACAAGCTAATGTTGTTAAACACATCTATAATCAGTTCCTAGATGGCTTTGGTCCAGAAAGCATTGCCAAGGAATTCAATGCTAAAGGTATCAAGGGGTGGTCAGGAAAAGCCAACTGGTATCCGAGTGCTATCTTAAAAATGCTTCAAAATGAAAAGTATAAGGGTGATGCCTTACTTCAAAAGACCTACACCGTGGATTTTCTTACTAAAAAACGGACAGAGAATACAGGGCAAGTTAATCAATATTACGTTGCCAATAATCACGAAGCTATCATTTCCAAGGAACTTTGGGAAACGGTGCAACTCGAAATTGCAAGGCGAAAAGCATTCAGGGAAGAGCATAAACTGGTTTTCTATATCATGCAAAGTGACGACAATCCTTTTACCACTAAGGTCTTCTGTGCCGAGTGTGGTTCTGCCTTTGGACGAAAGAACTGGACGACCAGTCGAGGTAAACGCAAGGTTTGGCAGTGTAACAACCGCTACAAGGTCAAGGGACAGATTGGTTGCCAGAACAACCATATTGATGAAGAAATGCTTGAGAAAGCCTTCCTGAAGGCAGTGGAATTGCTTCAGGAACATAGAGCAGATGTGGTGGTTAAGTGGCAAAAGTTAGAAAAGGGAACTAATCTGCTGCATAAGCACTATGCCAAACAAATGTATCAGTTACTTGAACTAGATGTATTTGATGGAACGATTATGAATCAAGTTCTTGACCACATCATCATTTCAGAAAATGGACAGATCAGTGTGAAGTTCCTTGAAGGGACTGAGATAGACTTGTAAGAGACTGTGACCAGAAGGTTTCAGTTTTTTGCGATTTTAGTGGTATAATAAACAATATGAATAAGCTGTTTTGGAGGGTGAAATGACTGATAGTAATGAAGTGAAGAAAGTTGAAAGAGATTCTATAAAAATTGCAGTAGATAGCGTAGCAAATCTTTCTGAAAAGATTAAATTAGGTCAAAATACTGCAGCTATTTCTGTTTTGGCCGATACCCTAAGTAACTTTCAAGCAACGGTAGCCTCTTCTAATATTTCAGGATTCATTGCGGCTTCAAATGCATTAACTACATCTAAATTAGTGAATATAGCTAATTTGACGACTCCTTTAGCAAGCCTGACGTCATCGATTCAAATGGAAAAAAGTGCTATCAATGCCATGTCAGAAGTAATTGATTCATACAATAAGATATGGTCGAGTGCACACTTGCAAGCCATTCAAAACATTGCAGAGTCCTCTAAGAAGTTAATTGCCAGCTATCAAATTGATTATTCAAAGATTTTTAGTAACATCAATGAACTTTTAAAGTCACTACCTTCGACCTACACACAAGAAGAAATTGAACAGATAACTTCTGGAGTCCAACTGTTAGCAGAAAATGGCTGGGTTATTTATTTTCGTGATAGAAATGTTTATCAGCGTGTACTTGCTGAAGAATGGGATGTCTTGGAGGAGGAATGGGTTGAGTTACTTAGGGAAAATTTAAAAGACGAGACTTCTATTGTTGACTTACAAAATTCGCCGTGTTACTCAGATCCTCTAGTAAAGTCAATGGTTGATTGTTACTTAAATCAAAACTACTATGCAGCTTACACTCTTGGTAGTTTAGCGATTGATGGCGCATTAAATAGAATTTCAGAAATGATTTCATCAAGGAAGAAAATTCCAGTTGGGTATAAGGCTGTTGAAGAAATTGATGCTATATTTATTGACAAATCATTTAGCGATATAGGGCTAATGCATTGGTTATATAATTTTTTCAAAGATACAAATAGGTTTACGCTAGATGAACCCAATAGACACATGGTAGGGCACGGTCGTTGGGAAAAAGAAATCGATGAAACAGATTTTTTGAAGCTATTTAATACACTGTTATATATTTATGATGAATATGGTTATTGGTCAGAAATTATAGAGACTGACAGATTAAAATAAAATTATGAGAGAGTTGAAGGT